ATGACATACGAACGTCCTGTTACCGATGCCCTTGAAGCCTGGGCGATGTTTCTTCTGCACGCCGGATGGGATCGCGCGGCAGACGAATTGTTCTACAAGATCGAACAGTCGGAGGCCGCAGCGGCCTCCGACTGTTCAGAATGGGCGGCAGCCTTCTCTGCCTAGTCGCTAGGGTCAAAAGGCAGCGAGTAAGGCTCATCGGGGCGCTGCCAGTTGCTTGTGTTCTCTAGCAGCGCAATCCGCGCCAAGGCGCGGTAAACCATAGGACGGAGTGAGCCGGGCGCATAACCATGCGCCCGCTCGTTTTCGCTAAGCCATCGCGCGATCTTGGTAGGTGTCGCCTTTCCTAGCCCAAACTGCCTTTCAAGCAAAGTTCTAGCCGCCCACACGTCGCCCAGGAACGCTGCAACCCGTTCCAAACTGCCAGCTTTGAAATGGTCACTCTGTCGCCAAAGATGGGGCGCGATGCAGCGTGCGCGCTCATCAGCAGCGTCGAGAACTTTCCGCACGAACTCCGGCGGTAGCTCCACAGGGCACGCCTTGGCACGGACGCGGGCCGCTTGCTTGGTCAGATGCCACCGTAGGCTCTGCACTTCACGATTAGGACCACCAGACCCCAATACCTGTTGCTATGCAGGTCACATCGGTGATCTATTTACCGCTATCCACATTGGTGACTATACAAGATGTCAGTATCACACCCTGCATATCGTCTGGAGAAATGAATTGACGTTGGATCAAGTATTTTCAGCGCAGGCATTTCCAATTTTAGCCGCCCTTTCTGCCACACATGGCGTGCGGTCGTTCGCTGTTGAGAGAGATGGCTTTGACATTGATTTAGATTCAAAAATACTTTTTGAGATTCATCAAATCATGGGCAACACAGCATTCCCAAAATCAAAGACGATGGAGGTAAATTATCGCGATTACGATGGGCAAATAAATAGACGAGAAATTGACATAAAATGTGCATATAAGTTTAATAAGTCATTTTACATTGATGCAGAATGCTGGTTGCGTGGTGGAATTAGGTCATTCAAATTAGATAATATTTCAACATTCAAACTAGAAGATAAAATGTTTATTGACGATATCAAATTATCTAAAGATATAGATGATTCTGATTTTTTTATACATCCGAAAAAATGGGGTCAATTTAGAAAATCTGCTATGTTCTTGCGTCAGCATACTATAAAAAGGTCAGCTAGCAAACAGGATACATTTGAAATAGTTGCACGGTTCATTTGGAATTGTTTGAGTGCTGGCTACTGGAGTGATTTTGCGACACCTCAGCAAGCTGTAGGAGCCGCCCTTTTAGCTGAAACATTTATCGCAGAGACGGTGCCAGACTGGGACATCACTGAAGCAGAACTGATGATCGGTAAAGCACCAAAGTCGGTATTTTTCGGAGCATTGGCATCAATCAGCGAATTTCGTAATGCGCATGAACAGTAACATATGATCACACGCAACAAAAAAGAAAATACTGGGTTAGTCGCTAAATTAACCTTCGATTTCATATATTTTCGTAATCAAGAGCGCGATCTGTTTCCGAAGTGACGGGGGCGAGGCTCGTGCTTGACATGAAATTGAGGTCGCACACCTTGACAATCACCGATAAAATTTTGGCGTTGAATATCTAAATATATGATTTGATTTCAAATGCGCCACCCAACATCATGGGCATCATCAAGCACGAACACGCGCGCCACGCATTCCGATGGAATGCGTGGACATGCCGTTTGGCAAACCGTCATTAATTAGTTGGGCGGCGGTCACCGCGCGCCGACGCACCATACTGGCGATGCTGAGCATTCATTGCGCGCGCGCGCTAACCAGCCGCCCACCCCGCGCAGTTTTTGCCATCTACAGGTATGAACGTGCGCCAATGGCCATACCAGCCGACGCTGCAAGCGGCCAAGCCTTCCCGCACGTGGATTAAGCCGCTTATGTCGATCGCTTCAAACGAACTTGATCGAACAACTTGAAAAATATTTTTAATTCAAACATTTGCTGATCGTTACCCCCCCTAGGGGGGGGGCTACCCCGCGCAGTAGCGGGCCACCGTCGCACGGCTAATACCGAATTGCGCCATCGTCTGAGAAATGCTCGCCGCGTTCTCCTTACGCCATGCGGCCACCTGGGCAGCATCACCGGCCTTGGGCCTGCCTAGCCCCTCCTTACCCCGGTGTGTGCGCCCTGTAGCCTGTAGCGCCACCTTGGCAGCTTCTCGCCCAGCATCGCACCGTTCCTTGATTCTAGAGCGTTCCATGTCTGCAATCTGGGCAAGGACCGCGACAATCAACTCGCCAACGCCGCGACCGATTGCCCCTAGCCCACGAACATCCAGCGTCACGCCCATATCCAGCAACCGGCGCACTGTTGCCTGAACGTCCAGGGCATCGCGGCCCAGGCGATCTAGTGCAGCCACATAAAGGGTATCGCCTTCACGCACATATGACAGCAGTTTCCCGAAGCCTGGGCGATCTGCCGCCATCGTGGCACCGCTTATGCCTTCGTCCGCAAACTCTTTATCAAAGCCATCACCAAGCACTTGCCGCTGGGCTTCGATGCTCTGCCCACCAGTGCTAACACGATAATATGCGATGCGGTTCAAGGGATGCCTCCGAGTCTCAAAAGATACCCTTTACTATCGAGCCTGTATCATTAGTCAATATGGTATCTTTTGAGGCGCTATCTTGCTGGTTTTTGGGCTGTCCAAAACCTACAACTTTTGAGGCGGAAAGGCTGCGATACTCTTATTATTGGCAACATCGCTTAGATTATTCACGGTATGAAAAAGTTGCACGGCAGGGCAATCGTTATGGAGCAGCCGCGGCTGGTTCGTAGGGTTGTTCTCCGCCGGGATTCAATCGCTTGCTTCACGCTTCGCACATGGTAGCAACGTCCATTGAATAGAGCGGGAGGTCGTATGGCGCTGGAAGATGAAGTAAAGGCGGCTCGAACGGAGATAGTGTCAGACGGATACGATATGTCGATCGGTGAAGTGATGAACCTTTATCGAGATAACGAGCTAAAGATTGATCCAGCTTTTCAACGGCTTTTCCGGTGGGATGAAACCCGGAAGACACGCTTCATAGAATCTCTGCTGTTAGGAATCCCAATCCCGCCTATTTTCGTATTCCAGGATGAAAAAGGTGTGTGGGAGCTTATCGATGGTTTGCAACGCCTTTCTACAGTCTTTCAATTCACCGGGATTTTGAAAGGCGACGCGAATGGCCTCACGCTTGAAGGAACACAATTTTTGCCAAGTCTGTCCGGCAAGCGTTGGGAGGATTCAGATAGGGGCATTGGAGATGGCATCGGATCGTTGCAGCAGTTACAGATTAAACGTGCGCGAGTTCGCGTAGAAATCCTAAAAATGGAAAGTGATGCAAAGGCCAAGTATGAGCTATTTCAGCGGCTCAATACAGGTGGCGCAGGCCTTACTGAACAGGAAGTTAGGAATTGTATTGCCGTTATGGTAAACAAGCAACTTTTTGATCTTCTTATTCGATTATCGAACAACTTTGATTTTGTCACGACTACTGCGCAAACCGAAACCGCTATTGAAGCACAGGCAGGAGTTGAGTTGGCTCTTCGCTTTCTTGCCTTTCGCAATGTTGCATACGAGCGTGGACTCGATGTGCACGAATATCTGACCAATGCGCTTTTGACGATGGCCTCTGATGAAGGCTTTGACGAGATCGTCGAAGAAAGCGATTTCACTAAGACGTTTGATTATTTGAATGCTGCTCTGGGAGATAGCGCATTCCGCCGCTGGGATGGAAACAGCTTCAAAGGGAAATTTCTCATTTCGGTTTTCGAAGTTCTAGCTTTTGGCGTGTCGAAAAATATCGTCGCGCTTGATGCGATGGATGCGGCGGAGCGCAAATCATTTCTAGTAAGCAAAGCGAAGGAACTTTGGAACAATGAAACCTTCAAGGCAAACTCAGGTGGAGGAACCCGCGGCACCACACGCCTAGTAAATCTTTTGCCGATGGCTGAAGAGTTCTTGAAGCCCTAAGCGAGCTAGATATGGCAAAAATACGCTCATTAGACCAACTACAAGATACTCTAGATGGCGAACTTGGGTGGCGGATTAAGGAAGTCCTAAATCTCAAGATGAGTATTTCTGGCACAAAATCTTTAGCTCAATCCACTCTCATCAGAGCTGGAATTGCCCTTTTATACGCGCATTGGGAAGGTTTTATTAAAAGTGCCTCTCTTTCATATGCAGAATATGTTTCAACTCGTGGACTAAAATTTGAAGATTTGAAGCCATGTTTTATTGTTCTCGGCCTCAGAGGAAGACTAGAACTACTAGCTGTTAATAGAAAAAATGCGCCTTCGGTAGAGGCTTTACACTTCGTTCAATCAAAGCTAAGTGAAAATGCAATATTTAATCTTTCGAATGCAATAAACACAGAATCAAATTTAAGTTCATCTGTTTTTGAAAACATATCTGGATCGATAGGAATTGATACAAGCGGATATTCTTCATATTATAATTTGATCGATGAAAGCTTGTTAAAAAGAAGAAACAAGGTAGCTCATGGAGAATATCTTGATATTAACGCAATTGAATGGAAAGATCTAGCGGACACAATTATACAACTTATGAGATCATATAAAACTGACATTCAGAATGCTGCCACACTCGGCTCTTTTAAAGCACCGTAGTCAGATTTTATTCGCCTCAATCAGCGCAGCGCCAAAATCATCCATGCCGATATGGTCTCGTTTGGTCACGTCGCGGCTTTTCTTCGCCATGCCCAGCTTGACCAATTGCTGCCCCAGCATCGCTACGTTCCGGCGGTAGTTCTCTTGGTCGATCCCCTGCCCTGCCAACAGGCTTTCGGTGTCGCGCTCGCATAGCATAGCGAAGGTAGCAGCGGCATAGAGCAACGCGCGTTCGCTGGCTGTCGGGCCGCGACCAAGCTGAATGATGAGATCACCGGCTATCGCTTTGAACCGGCGTGCTTCCAGGGTGCGGCCATCGACCTTGCGACCACCAACCATCAAGGCGTCATCGGTCATTGGCTGGTTTTCCCATGGTCTTGATTGCCGATTGGACCCGCGCCTGCATTACATGAGAAGCCCTGCCGTCCAGGGCGTTGCGAACGGACGTTGCTGAAACACCGGCATGTGCGGCGATGCGAGCAATGGTAATATCTTTGCGGCGCTTGCTGTTAGATTGGCTGTCGATTGCCTGACGGCGTGGCATACGAACGCCGGTCTGAATATGTGCCAGGGCCGCGCTCCTGACAGCATTGGGGTCAAGATCGGCCCAATCGCATATCGCTTGGAAATCAGCATCGGCTTCAACAAACCAGCGCAGGGCGCTTTCGCGGCATTTTTCGCGCCCGCCCGACGTCCGTTCGTTGACAGCGCCATTTCCCATGGCTTCGCTGATTGCGTTGATAATGATCGCCATGGCTAGGCGCTTTTCCGGCTGTTCATATCCCTTGGTTTCATCGGCGGCGCGAATATGGTTTGTCATGATTTGGCCAGCACCGCTTTGCATCGGCAACCATATTCAAGTGGTGGCGTGAAATGGTCGCCCAATGGAGTTACAAATGGCTGATCGAGCGGGACGCCTTTCGGATTCATCGCTGGCACCTGGGCATGAGTATGGCGCACGCGCTCATCACCGGCGGTTTTCCAATAGCGGCGCTGATCGGCAGCCAATGCCCCTGCACGTTGGGCGATGCGCCAGCCTGCCAGCTTGGCGGTTTCAATTAGAGTGTGGATGACTTCGCCCGCAACGGCACGCGCACGGTAGGCGCGCAATTCCTTGGCATGATCGTCAAGGATGGTTTCAGCCTGGGCCATGGTCAGCTTAGGATTGTTCAGCGCCTTTTTGAGCATCTGGCGCTGGGCGGCGGAAACATGGCCGCGAGTAGCAGCGAGTAGCCGGCGCGTGTCGATATTGCGGACCACCATGATCGGGACACGCACCCCGTTTGGACCGACGCGGGCGGGAATGACCTTTTGCGGAGCTGCCAGATATTGGTGCAGCGTCATGCGCATAGTTTCCAGCATGGCGGCTTGTTTCACCGTCAAGCCGATGGACCGCCGGAGTTGCAAAGCTCGCGAATAGGGTTTGCCAGGCCCGTAGATGGCGGTTTCAATGGCAGCCGCGAATGCCAGCGCGCTATCGGCATTGAAACGTGCCAATAGGCGCTGGGCTGCGACGTTGGGAGGAGTAAGCCCAGCATCGCGTGGATTGATCGAATGACCGACCTGGGCAGTGGCGTGGGCGGCGGCGGCTGCAACCAAGCCGACAAGCATAAACAGAAGGTCAGCGTTGCCTTCTGCGATAGTGGGCAACAGATTGTCGTCTGCTAGGTCCAGCGTCATCACGAGTTGCGCACGGATATGATCGGCGTCGATATCGTCAAGGATTGCCGCGATTAGGTCAGCATTGATTTCATCGAACGCGGCGGAATGAACGCGGCTGAGCAAAGCGGCAAGATCGCGTTCATACGAGAGGGCCAAGGCTTCTATGTGGTCCGGCGCGGCCATTAGAATTGCACCTCCGCATTGTGGGCGGACGGCATGTAGAGATATGGCTCAATCTGGCGGCGAACGTGCTTTGGCAATTCGTCCGGCGTGCTGGCGTAATACATGACCATAGAGTCACCCAGCATACGCTGCATGATTGCGGGGCCGCCGCCTGGGCCGCCGGAAGCGAGAAGGTGGATAGCGAGGTCAACGGTCGCCCCGACAACAGACGGAACGATGTCGACAGCCAGGGGATAGCCCAGCACTGCGCGCGATGGAACGCGCGGCCATGCCAACGGCTGAGTGGGTGCAAGCTTGCGGCCCTGCCAACGCATGTTGTCGAGGATTGCAGTTGCCGTGATGATCGCCTTCGCGCGGGTGGCGTCGTTTGCAGCGTGCCAAGGCGCAGCGAACAATCGGGAAGTCGCAACCTCATTGGCCTGGGCAAGCGTGGTGTAACTATTGGTTCCGACGATCAACGCCGGTGCGGTGTCGGTCATGACAGATAGACTTTCGTGATGGTGTCGGCGCCAGTGCTGCGATGCTCAACCCGGACGGCTTTCAGGGTTTCGCCGTTGGGAAGCGTGAAGGTATCGCCAACACCGGCGGCACGGGGATGATTGAGAAGCCATATTGTTGCGGCCGCATCGCTGGCTTTTTCGCGGGATGCGGGGCCGACAATGCGGCCGGGAGAGTATGTGACGCGGGCAGCATGGATCGTGCTGCCCGCTTTGGTTTCGGTGCCTGTGATGTTGCGCGCCGGGGGCAGCCAATGCTCCACAGTATCAGTCATCAAAGATCGAACATCGGACAGCATACGGAAAACCTGAGTGTTAAATGAGTGCCGGTCGCGTTCGCCCAGGATAGGGAGACATGACGAACCACCGGCTTTCGGGGTTATTTTGCGCAGCCACTCACCGAATTGGCCGCCCCGCAAGCGGGCCTCTGCTTCCCCGTGCAAGCACGGGGCGCTGAATCTGTTAGGCCAGTTTCACGCCCTTCAACCGGGCCGCGCACTTGGGATGCTCCAACACAATCGTGCTGTAGTGTTCTACCCGCGTGCGGAATGCCGGTTTGGACTGAAGTTCGCCCAGGTCACGAACGCTAATCGGGGCCGACTGCGCGCCGAACATGGCACCGGGACCGAACGATACCGCATAAATAGAAGCGGTGTTGTTCGCTGTCCCTTGGGTTTCATCGAAGCCCAAAATTGCGTTGCCTTCATTGTCATCTTCGATGATGCCGAACGGAACGCCGTAATACATATCGACTTCGCGCCCCAGGTCATCCTTGGCGATGGTCAAAGCGTTAAGGCTGCGAGCCATCTGCCGGATGGTCTGCCGCATTTTTTTGTTCATCAGCAGCAGCGTGGGCGAGCCGTTGACGGCGTCCACAAGGTCATCAAGCATCTGCATGGTCAGCACCGCGCCGTTCGTGCCTGCGGTGATGACCTGATTGCCGGTGAGGCGCGTATTCAGGCCATCGAACTCCTTGGGGTTCGTCGTGCTATCGCCATCGAACACCGTTTTGAGGTGCGAAAGGGAAAGCGCCTTGACCTTCATAGCGTCGTGGATGGCGCGGGTGTCGTTCGCGCTGGTTGCCCAGGCGATCAGCGCGGCGTCAACGTCCAGGTCGCCGCCGATGATTTTCAGCGGGTCGGAAAGCTGATTGATGACGCCGGTGCTGTCGTCATAGGATTCATTGATCCCACGGAAGGCGATCCCCGGCAGCGTCTGCTCGCGGTTATAGACATATGCCGCACCTGCAATGTTCTGATATGGCATATACTGCATGATAGCATTGGTGCTGGCGAAAATTTCGACCACGCCGGACTGCAATGCGTCGGGATTGAGTTTGGCCCATTCGGTTTGGGTCAGCATTTTCAGATTTCCTCTAATTTTTTCTACGCGTTATTTGCTGTAACCAGCCGCAAGCCGCGCATAGACCGGCATGGACGTGGTATCGGTAGCCCTGGGCGTGATGGCAGGCTTTGCGCCGCCATCAGTGGGCAGCACGACAGGCTTGTCGAAAGCGCCGGTAGCCTTTGCCTGATTGAACCAGGCAATTTGATCGGCAGGCGACAGGCTTACAGGGATAAGCCCGCGCAGATGGTCGGGAACACCGGCCAAGACCGTTTTAGCAGTATCGGCAAGCTGCGCCTTGATTGCGGCAAGTTCATCGCCGCTTGTGTCGGTTTGTGTGCCGGAAGGCGTTTCGTCGCTCATGTTATCCTCACGAATTAAAGGGGTATGGCCAGTTGCGCGGACTCGTCGCGACGGCGTTGAAGTTCTTGGAAAGCGGTCTGTCGGTCTGGGAAGCCATCGGGATTGGCGGCCATGAGGGCATCGACTGGCGACCAAATGCCCAGGTCAGTTTTGGCTTGCGCGTTCGTCAATTGTTCCGTTTCCGAAAGCTGATCTTGCTGTTCAGCAAAATCGACGCCTACAGACGCATCGTCGGGGATAGTGCCGGGGGCGTGGGCATTGACCACGGTCTTCACGACATGAAACAGGCGGGCTTCCATGGCGCGCGCTTGGGCAATCTGATCCTGCCGAACCTCTTTCAGGTCCAAGCGGCCCGCGTGCTTGGCGCTACCAGACTCCGCAACCTTGGACAGGTCGAATAGGTCAGCGCCAACGCCGTAGGTTGCAGCCATTTCGCGCAGCACAAATTCAATCGCCGACAGGATCGAGCCGATAGGGGCGTTAGGTGCAGCAAAGCCAAACTGGCCATTGGCAGGCAGAGCCACAACACGGTCGGGGCCGAATTGCAGGACTTCGTTGGCACTTATGCCAGAAGCCCAGGCTTGCCCGTGTGCTTGATGCTCAACTGCACGCCAAAGGTTCGCTAGGCCAACATTCACCGCGTCCTGGGCAGCGTAAAGGTCCGCGCCGCCGGGCAACCAGAATTGATCGTCAGGCAAACGGTCAAACCAGGGGACGAAAGGCAAGATACCATAAGGATTGCCGTTATCAGGATTCCCTGGGATGGCCTTAGCAGCGCCGCGATAATCAAGCCTGCGAAAGCCGGTCGGCGTCCAATCTGCATATGTCGTATCTTCGACCCTATCGCCGGGGTAGGTCACAATGATCCGGCCAGGACGTTCGGGGTTGGTATAGATCACGTCCAGCGTGTTGGGCGTATGGACGTTCAGGGTGGGCGTGCCGGATTCCTCATCCCAACCAACTTGCAGCGCAACAGTTTTGCACACCTCAAGGTAGCGGCTTGCCTTTTTCAGCACCGCGTCGGCGTTCATCGCCCGATAGAGTGTGTCACCCGTAGATTGATCGAAGCCGTTGAAAACGCGGCGGGGTGGCAAGCGGTAGGTGCTGGCACGCTTGTCAACGATCGCGCGAACAAGATTGACGCTGAATATCCGAAACTGGTCTGGGCGGCTGAAACGCCGTGCAATCAAGTGGTAGGCGTCATCGTGGCTATTGTCCCAATAGTATCGCAGACGCCGCGCGCAATCATCTTTTCGTTGACGCGAAGAAGATGCTAATTTAACAACATCAGATGAAGATGAAAGAAACTTAATCACAAATTCTCACAGCATTAAAGCACGTTGGCAGTATAGCCTATATTTACAATAATTGGAAATGTATTTTATCTTGGTAGAGTGTGCGCACCGATATTTTTGATTTTGCTTTCGATGAATGCTGGTAGTTCAATGATATTGAGCGGACCGCGTTCGCGGTATGCTGAATACAATTTGCGCACTTCCACCATTGATCGGCAGCCATCGGCGCATGGTGGGATGATACCGCCGCCATTAAGCGCGCAGTGTGCGATGCTCGCTCCCCTGCCATTGCAATGGATTCCCTCAATTTCGTAGGCGCAAAGGGTAACAGTCCGAAGGCTGTAAACCGCCCAGGCTAGGGCATGGACATAATCATCATGCGCGCCGCGTGGGTGCGTGAATTTCGGAACTGCGGCCAACCCGTCCGTGGCCTTGCCATCCTCCACCACCTCAAAAATCGCCATTTCAGCCAGCAAATCTTTGAATGCCGGATGGATATGCAACCGCCCTTCCGCTGCGGCCTGATATAGCGCGGTGAATGCAGCGTATTTCGTGGCGCGTGAAGGGTGGATGACTTCCGACCCGCCGCCGTAGGGTTGCGCAGCACACCAGTCGGCAACGTCCTGCGCGCCGTAGCTCTCCAGCGTAACGCGCGACATGCCGTAAGCATGGTGATAGGTTTCAAACCGCTTTTTGATGCCGCCCAATCGGCCCAGGAACACCGTGTCGGCATCCATGACGAATATATGCTCCTCATCGTCTAGGACGATCTTGGCAATGCAAGCCGTCACCGTGGCATCACCATGGCGCGAGCCGCCAAAGGCGCGATCTAATCCTGCCCCCACGGCAAACGCCGACCCCGCTGCTAAAGCCTTCACGTCGAGCGGATACTCCTCGGTGCAGGAGTCCAGCACAGATTTTGGGAACAGGGCGTTAGCGGCATCACCCCAGCGGTTAAGATGCAGAAGGGCGAACTTATGGGGCAACATCTGCCGCGACAACGAACGTAGCTTATTAGGCGCGATCCAGGGCGGCGATTGGCGACAGGCTTCGTCTAAATCAGCATATTCGATATGGGCAAATGCTATCGACGTGTCAGGGTCGGTAGGATGATTGGCGCTCTGCCAGAGTTCCCACAATTTGGATGATCGCGGCGCGACCGTGGAATCAATGATGAGCAGCGAGCCATTGGTATCGAGCAGCGAACCGGCAAGCGCTTCGTAAACATCATCACCGCCATTTCTCGCCGCGTGGATTTCGGAAATCTGGGCAGCGGTTAGTTTCATACCCCACAGGGCAGCGGGATTGCTCGAATAGGCTTGGATCACACTGCCCGTTGAAGGCATTTCGATCCGGTCGGCACCGATCTTGACCGTGCCTGCCGCGACAAGCCTCTTGAGCAGTGGCGTGTTCTCAAACGCCTGCCTGATTGTCCTGAATGCCGTTGACGCTACTTGCTTTTCGGAGTTTGCCAGGACCGCGATATTCTCGGACGGACGCGACATGAAGCGCCACGCTATGAGCATCGCCGCAAGGACCGTTTTGCCGTGTCGCCTAGGGAAACTAAACACCGCGACCGACACGTCTGGATTGTCCAGCGCCTTGGCCACCTCTGCGCGGATGCGATCATCCAACACGAACGGGATATAGCCCCCGCTGCCAGATGGCACGCGCGGCTGAACATCGGCCAAGAACTGGAAAAAGCCCTCGGAGCCTTCGCGCCAGGACGAAATGGATGCGGCAAGATTTGATACAGGCGAATGGCGCGACAAAGGTAATACCAGCGAGAGATTGGGGACGCCGCTTGTTCAGCAGGATCAGCCTAATCGCACCCGGCTTGGGAGGCCCATTTCGGACTGGGCCACAGGTGGCCCTTAGTAATCGCTGCCCGATGCCGCTACGCGGCTAGTGGCCCATTGTGAGCGCGCTAACGTGATCGCCTCAAACGCCGTGCGGTATAACTCGCCGGACGCTGGCAGATTTTAGCCTCCATCTGCGAAGGAGGGGTTTACGGTCACCAAGACCACGCCGACGATGATAACAGCTTTGGAACAGAAAGTGAATAGCCTTCTGCTTGGTCAGCGCTCAAAGACCACCCGCAAACCTCCCCACCGGCGCGTTTCAGTTGCAACGTCGAACCCCCTAGCGCGTGCTCGCGTATACGTGTGCGTGCATTATGCGCTCGCGTATACGCGTATGCGTGCGCGCCGCGCGTCTTAAACCTAACAATAATATATAAGATTCTTAGATTCATATTTTGAATCAGATTCATACTCATTGAATTGGTTATCTTCACTTCGTTCAGATAACCGAGCGACGCTTCGCATCGCTCTTTTTTGTCAAAGGTCAATAATGCTGACCTATATCGTTTGAAGCGAAACCAGACACCAGCGGAGTGCAGAAACCGACCGGAGTTAAAAACCTGCGGGGTGGGGCTTCCGCATGGGCAAGCCGGTTTTGGCAAGCTAAGGGGGCCGCGTGGTGATATTTTGGCATCGGTGTGCCTAAATAGCCTCTATTTTGCCCGTAGAGGCACCGCACAGCGCGAAAACTTGCCTCACCTAACACACACAGCCAAACATACGCGGCGGCGCTCTAGACCCGGTTTACGGGCAATTAGGATTTTCAGGCTTGAACGATCAAATGACTGAAATCTACGCCATCAAACCGCACTGCTTCCATCCAACCGCTGAACATCGAAACGGTGCCTTGGCTCAACTGGCCATAGCCACTTGTCGTCGTCTTTTGGTTGTGACCGAGGCAAACCTCAATCTGATCGTCGAGAAGTTCGGCTTCGCTACGCAAGCGATCAGCAAGCGTATGGCGGAAACTATGAGAGCCAAAGCCGTCGTTGCCATCCTTTATGTCAACATCAGTCAAATATTCACGCCACCATCGCGACGGCGTGGCACCGATATGACCGCGCGAATTTGCCTCAAGTTCGGGGAAAAGCGGCGCGGCCAAATTGTTGCCCATCTGTTCCATCATGCGCGCATGGAACGCTAGGAAGCCGATGCGCTCCAACATGGGATGGACTGCCGCCGGGCGGCTTTTGCGGTTCTTGGTCGCCAAGCCTTCACTGTCATCGTGGCAGATATGGATAAACCAGACGCCGCGATCCTGCCGAACGTCGCCGACACGAAGCTGGGCTATTTCACCGATACGCGCGCCGGAAAACATGCAGATAAGCGGTATCCATTTCCGCCAATCATCAGCTTGTTGGTTGCCCTTCAAATGCTCACGGCCTTCACCAAGGAAACCAGTGAACAGCGGCGAATGGAGCATCTTGTTTAATTGCTCGGTCGAGAACGGCGGGCGGCGGTTCTTGCCCTTTACCTTATCATAGAACAAGCCCGCACAGGGATTGCTCAAGCCTGCCCAAGCTGGTTGCCTGGCTAACCAGGCATACAGGGGCGATATCGTGCTGAGCGCGTTGTTAATGGACGTGAACGCCGTTTGAGGCAGTCCCAATTCGCGCGCCCGCTTGGCAGCCTCTCGCATGGGCAAATGTTTCAGTTGCTTGTTGCTCATCCATTTGGGCGGCAGATCGCGCTTGGTGTCCCGAAAGGCGGCAACCTCAACCGGGGTGATGCTGCGAATGGAACGGTCAGCACCGACAAATTCGGCGAACTGTTGGATCGTTTTCCGATTTTGCGTAGCGGTATCGAGGTTCTTTTCCCCTTTCGCCATGGCTTCTGTCGCCCAACGCTCGAACAACTCAAGCAAAGTTTCACCGGGGGCAGCCTTGTCAGATGCGTGCTTACGGACGCGGGAAACCAGTTTGCTATCTGTTTCCGCTTCAAGGTCACCGCTTAACCGCTCCTTTGCTACCCTGCTTGCCGCAACCTGGGCGACGGCAAGGCGTTCGCATAATGTCGCGTAGCCTGGGCTATCGGTCGGCAGATCGAAGCCCATCGCCTCAATCGCCGCGTCCGCAAGCCCCCGCACTGGGCCAAACTCGCCGGTGATTGTATTGAGCGCGTGCGCTTCCACGTTAAATTGGGTGCGGCGGAGATGGCGACGATAGGCGGCAGCATCCCCGCTTGCCAATGACCTGCGCCGATCATCCTCATATGCAAGAATGCTGTCATATCCCACGGCGACCGCCGCCGATTCGATATCGTTGATTGAGGGCACGCGCAGCGTTGGCAAGAGCAGCCCCCATTTTACATCAAGTTGGTTGGCGTGGTGTCGCGCCAATGCCTTCGCCTGTTCCCGATCCGTGGTCCCTAAGCTGAACTGGACAAGCTTCTGTCCCTCCATCTCATGCAATCGCTTTGGCACCGCGCGACTGAACCAGAAGCAATCAGTGTTCGGACGTTCCCAAAGGTAGGGTGTTTTGCGGGATGATTTCAT